TTCATGTCGACCACCACCGGCAAGCTGCTGATGCAGTTCAAGAGCTTCATGCTCGGGGCTTACAGCAAGCAGCTCCTGAACAACGTCAAGCACGCTGACCGGACGACCACGATGATGTTCCTCAACGGAACCTTCGCGGGTCTGATGAGCTACCTTGCCTACGTCGGTGCGTCCAGCGCCGGCAAGTCCAGCTACGAGCGCGAGCGCTACCTCGACAAGATGCTCGATCCGATGCAGATGGCAGCGGGTGCGTTCCAGCGTTCCAGCATCTCCACCATCATCCCCGGCATCATCGACATGCCAGCCATGCTGGGTCTCTACGACCCTCTCTTCGATACGCGGGCATCAGGCCTGCAATCCAACCTCATCACCGGCTCTGCCTCCTATGACCTTGCGATGAAGACTGGCCAGTTCGGTCAGGAAGTCGTCGAGGCCATCAGGGACGGTGAAATCACCTCCAACACTGCCCGCAGCTTCTTCTCCCTGCTCCCGTACCAGAACGCTATGGGAATCAGGAACGGCCTCAATGTGCTGTACGACGAGCTGCCTCGGGATTACAGCTACGAGTAAGTAATGGCACTTTCCTTCGTTGAGTATCAGGGGGACGGCATCACGAAAGTGTTTGCCGTTCCCTTCGATTACATCTCCCAGAGTGATGTCCAGGTCACTCTGGATGGCCAACCGGCCTCCTTCACCTGGACCTCCCCAAACACCATTTCGGTGACCACAGCGCCCGCAACGGGCAAGACGCTCAAGATCCAACGAGACACCGAGAAGGCAGCCCCTCTGGTCGACTTCCAGAACGACTCTGTGCTGGACGAAGCGCTACTCGACCTGATGTGGAAGCAAGTCTTCATGGTCATCCAAGAGGCACAGGACCAAGCTGACGTTTCCTACGGTCTCTCGGACGATGCAAAGACCATCGCTCAGGAAGCCAAAGGCATCGCCCAGACTGCCGAAGGCAAAGCCGACTCGGCCATCGCCACGGCTAACGGTGCGGCCTCCACAGCGAGCAACGCGGTATCGACCGCCAACGCTGCAACGAGCACAGCCAACAGCGCAGTAGCCACAGCGAACAACGCAGTGTCTTCGGCCACCGCTGCGCAGAATACGGCCAACTCGGCTGTCACCACAGCCAACTCGGCGGTGACCAAGGCCAACGAGGCGAAGAGCCAAGCGGCCTCTGCGACAGCCACAGCCAACCAGGCGTTGAGCGCCGCCAACAACGCCGTCACCACAGCAACCGACGCTGCCACTCTGGCCTTGGACGCCCAAGCCAGTGCCGGCAACGCACAGAACGCAGCGAACAATGCTCAGATTGCCGCCGAGACGGCTGCAGCTGACGCACAGGCTGCGCAGGCCTCCGCTGCGAATGCTGAAGCAACCGTGATGGAGATTCGTGACGACGTCCAATCGATTACTGGCGCTGACTTCACGGACTTCGCCAAGAACTCCGAGAACCTGTCCGACCTGACCGACAAGGCGCTGGCACGGACGAACCTCGGGTTGGGCAACGTGGATAACACCCGCGATGTCGACAAGCCGATCAGTTCAGCCACGCAGACGGCGCTGAATGGGAAGGTGGATACCACCACGTTCAACACGGTGATGTCCGGTAAGGCCAACACCAGCCACACTCACTCGATCTCCCAAGTGAGTGGCTTGCAGACGGCGCTGGATGGTAAGGCGGCTGCCTCGCACACCCACCCGATCTCTCAGGTGGACGGCCTCCAGGCTGCTCTGGATGGTAAGGCTGCGGATGGCCACACCCATGCCATTACCGATGTGACCGGGTTGCAGAACTCGCTGAACGCGGCCAATGGGCTGGCTCAGGGCGCAACCACCCAAGACCCGAACACTACTGGCGCTCACGTCATTCTGACGAACCACGCTAACTCGCCCAGCGCATCGTACTACTGGCACATCACCACGACCTTCTACTCGACCATCTCGGGTACGGCCAACCGTGGACAGATCGCCGTCCAGTACAACGGGGGCAATCAGGTCTACGCCCGGTCGTGCTTCAGCGGTACTTGGACGCCTTGGGTGCGCCTAGATAACGGAGCGCTCGGCACTGCAGCCACCAAGGACATCACCGTTTCAACCGCAGCTCCTTCTGGCGGTTCCGATGGCGACATCTGGATTCAGTACTAAGGAGTTGCAATGGGCTTGAAAGTAAAAGCCGGGGGCGTCTGGAATGACGCCTCCAAGGTCCATATCAAATTGAACGGTATCTGGCAGACCGCAAAGCAACTGTGGGCCTATGCCTCTGGCGGGTGGCGCAGCGCTTGGCAGAATGAGATCCGCTACATCAACACCGCAGACAGGACCGCAGCCAGTATCTTCGAGCTGATGGGGTCGCCCACGGAGGCGGGTGATTATGTCTTCGAGAATCAGGCAACAATATCAGCTGGTTCTGGAAGTTACGCCCTGCGAACTGGTGTGTTTCCTGCTGGATCGACGCTCAAGATTATCAACAAGGGGTACATCCGGGGCAAGGGAGGCAACGGTGGGCCATATAACGGCGCTGGAGGCGCTGGTGGCACTGCCCTGTACATCGACTACCCCTGTGAACTCGATAATGGAGCTGGATACATCTACGGGGGTGGCGGGGGCGGGGGCGGCGCTTATGACTACAACGCGAATAACTACTATCGAGCCGGTGGTGGTGGAGGGGCCGGTAGCAACGGAGGTGCTGGCACTAGCTCGACGACGAGCGATGGTAAGTCTTCTGCTGTGGTGCAGCCTAGCGACGGCACAACGAGCGCAGGAGGCTCCAAGGGCTATGTAACCATCAATGGTTACACAGTCTCTGGAGGAAACGGCGGGGGGCTTGGGGCAGCCGGAGCAACAGGCACGGCGTTCACATACTCTGGGTTTACAAAGGCGGCTTTCGCCGGAGGGGCTGCGGGAGCTGCTATTACCAAGAATGGTAATGCCGTAACCATCACCGCAGGTAACGACACAACACGAATCAAAGGAGCAGTCGCATGACGGACTTCAAAATCCTGTCAATCGACGAAAACGCAAAGAGCATGGTTATTGATTGGGGCTATGTAACGCTCAATCATGACATCCCACTCTACATCTTGGAGAACCCTGAACTAACCGAAGAGGAAATGCTTCGGTTCATCTCGTATATGAGACCTCCGGTTCCGGTTGAGCTGACTGTGCCGGATAAGTTGCGAAAGTTGGCCACTGCGGCTGAAGTTGCTGTAGAGGACAAGGCCATGGAAGTTCGCGTACAGCGTAACGCGCTGTTGGATTCAACCGACTGGACTCAGTTGGCTGATTCTCCGGTTGACCGACAAGTATGGGCATACTATCGCCAGCAACTTCGGGAAGTTCCTCAGCAGGCTGGGTTTCCTGATTCGGTTGTATGGCCGGAGGCCCCTGCTTGATGGATCAACATCGTGAGCGCGAACCATCTTCCGTTGCCTACCTCCTCGGGCAACTGACCGCAAAGGTCGATCTTCTCCTCTCCAACCAACAGTCCTACAACGAACGCCACGACGAGCTGGAGCAGCGCGTCTCCGTCCTGGAGCGGGATAAAGCCAAAATCCTTGGCGCAGTCTTGGTCATCTCCACCGTCATCGGGTTCGTTGCCAACTACATCCTCTGACACATGCAAGACCTCCGTTCCCTCCTCAGACACCATGAGGGGGTTCGGGCGAAGCCTTACCTCTGCACTGCAGGGAAAACCACCATCGGCGTAGGCCGCAACCTCGATGACCTCGGTCTGTCCCCGGACGAGATCGATTACCTCTTCGAGAACGACCTGCGCCGCGTGGAGCTTGAGCTTCACCGAGCCTTCCCGTGGGCGAAATCCCTCGACGCTGTCCGCTACGCAGTCATGGTGGACATGCTCTTCAACCTCGGCCTTCGCCGCCTCCAACTCTTCCGCAAGTTCCTCGCCGCAATGGAGAGGCACGATTGGCAGACCGCTGCCGTGGAGATGATGGACTCCCGCTGGGCCAAGCAGGTGAAGAGCCGCGCCACCAGACTGCGGGACATGGTCCTCACCGGCCAGTGGCCCAAGGACTGACATGGCAAAACGCAAACGCGACTACGCCAAGGAATACCGCGAATACCACTCCAAACCGGAGCAGATAAAGAGACGAGCGTCTCGTAATGCAGCCCGACGGCTGATGATCCAGAAGGGCAAGGCCCGCAAAGGCGACGGCAAAGACGTCGACCACAAGAACCGCAATCCCCTCGACAACTCCCGAGCCAACCTTCGGATCGTCTCTCAGAAGACGAACCGGGGGTGGCGACGCAATGAAAAAGGAAAATCCTGATGCTGCTGAAACTACTCCTGAAGGTCCTCACCACCGAAGCCGCAAAGCAACTGGCTGTATACGCAGCGACTGAGCTGGCCAAGCGCACCGACAACAACATCGACGACACCGCTGTGCGCCTCATCGCCAAGACTCTCGGCGTTGCTGCCCCGGAGGTGACCCGTGGCTAAGCGCAAGACCGCAGACACCGGCCTGACCGACCTGCAGAAGCGCGAGGAAGAGCTGAAGGCCGCTGGCCTCGAATACGAGGTCTTCGAGTACCCGCACGGCTACCTCGACCTCCTGTACCGCGACGCCGACGGCAACCGCGTGAAGCAGGAGTACCGCCCGGATGGCCGGGAAATTCTCCGTGACCACTTTGGTGTAGAGGTTCAATGAGCGACACCCTGAAGGATGTCCTTGACCTGCTCCATTCGGAACTGGCCCGCTCTCTCCTGAAGCGGGTCCAGTCCGGCGAGGCCTCGGCCAGCGATCTGAACGTGGCCCGCCAGTTCCTCAAGGACAACAACATCGATTCCTCGGTCAAACACGACCCGCATTTGGCCGCTCTGGCCGCCGCTGCAAGCCATCTGGACGAAGACGACGTTCAGGCAGGCCCTCTCCATTGACCCCCGCTTGAGACGCCTCTGAGGCCCTCTCCGGGGCGTCTGGAGTCCCGCCTTACATGACCCCTCAAGAGCTTGATCGGAAGATCAGGAGCAGCTTCGGCTTCTTCCTGGTCATCATCTGGAAGCACCTCAACCTCCCCAATCCCACCTGGATTCAGAAGGACATTGGAGACTACCTCCAGTACGGCCCCACACGCCTCATCATCATGGCGTTCCGTGGGGTAGGGAAGAGCTTCGTTACCTCTGCCTTCGTCCTCTGGCTCCTCTACTGCAATCCCCAACTCAAGATCATGGTGGTGTCCGCTTCCAAGGAGCGGGCAGACTCCTTCTCGACGTTCACCAGACGTCTCATCGATGAAGTGCCCATCCTGCACTTCCTGAAACCCAAGCCCGAGCAGCGTGACTCGAAGATTGCCTTCGACGTTGGCCCTGCCACGGCTGACCACAGCCCCTCAGTTAAATCGGTCGGTATCACCGGCCAAATCACTGGTAGCCGTGCAGACGTCATCATCGCCGACGACGTTGAGGTCCTGAACAACTCTGCCACCCAAGGCGCTCGGGACAAGCTCAGCGAGCTGGTGAAGGAGTTCGATGCGGTCCTCAAGCCGCTGCCGACCTCCCGGATCATCTACCTCGGTACGCCGCAGTGTGAGATGTCCCTGTACAACACCCTCTGCGAGCGCGGCTACAAGCGCCGTATCTGGCCTGCACGGTTCCTCGACGACGCCGGCATGGCCAAGTACAAGGGTGACCTGGCTCCCTGCATCAGCGACGCCTACTTCAAGGACCCTACTCTGGTGGGGCAGACCACTGAGCCCCTGCGGTTCAGCGACGAAGACCTCGACCGACGACTTCTTTCCTACGGCAAGGCTGGCTTCGCCCTGCAGTTCATGCTGGATACGAGCCTCTCGGATGCCGACAAGTACCCGCTGAAGCTCAGCGACCTCATGGTCATGTCCATCGACCACCGCAAGGCACCCATCGACTTCACTTGGGCCGCTGGCTCCAAGCAGGTCCTGGATCTGCCCACGGTGGGTCTCCAAGGGGACCGCTACCACCAGCCTCTCTGGATGGCCGACCAGACTGCCGAGTTCCAAGGCACGGTGATGTTCATCGACCCCTCTGGTCGAGGCAAAGATGAAACAGCGTTTGCAGTGGTGAAGTTCCTCCACGGCTTCCTGTTCCTCGTTGCCCTCGGAGGCCTCCGTGACGGCTACACACCGGAGACCATGGAGACGCTGGCAAGAACCGCCAAGGCCCATAGCGTCAACTTCATCCGGGTCGAGAGCAACTTCGGTGACGGCATGTTCACCGAGCTGCTGAAGCCTCACCTCCAGCGCATCTACCCGTGCGCCATCGAGGAGGAACGATCGGTAGGCCAGAAGGAGCTGCGCATCATCGACACCCTCGAACCGGTGATGATGCAGCATCGCCTCATCGTGGACCCTCGGGTCATCGAAGAGGACTACCGGCAGTGCGAGCAAGACCTCAAGTACTCTGCCTTCTACCAGCTCACACGCATCACCCGAGACCGTGGCGCACTGGCCCACGACGACCGCCTGGAAGCCATTGCAGGGGCCGTAGCGTATTGGGTGGAGCAGATGGCTAGGGATGGTAAGGTCGAGGCTGAAAAGCACCGTGAAGAGCTGCTACAGCGCGAGCTGGAGGGCTTCGTCCACGGCATCATCGGATACCCACTGAACGAGCCAGCGAACTGGCTCAGCCTGTAGTAGGCTGCTGCCAAGGATGGCGGCTTATATGAGCGATGGACATGGCACGAAAGTCAAAAAAGATAGACATTGCTGAAGCAAAAAGGAAAGTGGCAGAGCAGCTTGAAATTGCGGTTAACACAACAAGATTGATAACAAAAGGTGAAGCTAAATTACTTCAGACGGCTGCCGATTTCGCGACGTTTGATGGCATTATGGATATCTACTATAGCCTGCGAGGACTAGGCGAAACTAACGCGCTTCATTCGAAGATAATTCAGGCAGATATGCTGACGGAGCGAGCATTGTGGCGTTATGCGAAAACCTTTGCTGTAAATACTAAAGCGTTCGAGGAAATGAGCTTCTCCGCTGCTAAGAATTTTGCAAAAGTTTTGACTCCCGAGGATAAATGGTCGAAGTTCTCAGGGGCGATAAAGCATCTTTCAGACGCCAGGAATTGCGTTGCGCATGAACTGGAACCCGAAGTAGAACCACACATTCTAGAATTCTTCAGTGAGCTAAATATTCAACCTAAGACCGACTTCGAAAATTTCGACGACGCGGTCTACGCTCTCAACAGAATAATTTCAGATCTCACGATTGAGCGGCGAGCAGACCGGTTCTATATAGAGCTGGACCCTGTATTGGTCGCCGCGGAGCTGGAGCAGCCAACAGAGGCGGGACAGGCTTGAAGCGGCGCTCCGATTTACCCCCAGTACTAGGGAAGGGGGAAGAAAAGAAAAAAGGAAAGACACCTATAAGATACCTCTAAGAGTCCTCCGAGCCTCCGCTCCTGACATCGCTCTGTGCTGTCGCACAGACCTCAGCCAGGAGCAGTGGTGTAGGTGTTTTCCCTTTGCTCTCTCTTTTGGTCATGGTCTCTCCTCACTTACCCCTGCAGGTTCTCCTGTGGGGGTTTTTTTGCTACCGTAAGACAACACACAGTTGTCCGCTCAAGAGGTAGTCGTTGCAGTGTCTGACCTAAGCCTTTCCTCTCTGATGATTACCCTCAACTCCTTGGGAGAGAGGTACTCCAAGAGGCCCTCACTCACCGAGCTTGTGCTGCTGACCATCATTGCTGAGAATCCTGGCATCACCCAAACGGACATCCGTGAGCGGTTCAACACGGGCCTCACCAGACAGTCCATGGCGACGTACATCGGACGTCTTCGGGACGACTATGACGACCCACTGGTGACTGACTTGGAGGACCCTGCAGGAGGCCGGAAGAAGTTCATGGCCGTCACCAAGGCAGGGAAGGGATTGTATGAAGAGCTGATGAGGGCACTGACGAGCTGACCACGCACAAGGAGTTGGTGATGGCGACAGTCAAAACTGGATATGGCAGGTTCGATAAGGACGTCTTCGAGTTCCTCTACACGCTGTTCGTAAAGTGTTCGACGTTCCGCGTGTGGCCTCCAGGTCATCGTGGGTTACCGTCTGAGGAGGGGAGCCTGCAGATGGAGTTGTTTAGCTCGAAGCGCATCGAAGCTGACCGCCTCTTTGACACGTTTCGGTCGTACCGAGAGCTGGTGAACTCCTTCGGGCTGAAGTTCAACAACGATCTTGAGGAAGGCACAGAGAAGGGCGACCTCAAGGTGCTGAAGTACTGCCAACTTCGCCAGTGCTACCCCTCAGATTACCGCTACGATGAGTTGACCATGCAGGTCGATCTCTACTGCAGCATCGAAGAGAACGCCGCTCTGGATGAGGCAGCATATCTGAGGCATCAACTTCATGAGTTCTTCCTCCAGAACGAGCTTGTAGGGACGTCCCGGCTGTTTCTTTACGACTGGACGCGGCAGGAGGATTTCACTGATGGGTACAAAATGGCTCCTGAAGGGTTTCAACGGGTCATGATGAACTTCTGGTGTGTCGTAGCGACCCTGAAGGACTAGCGGACCTTTTTGGCTGAAAAATCTGAGCGGTCTTTTGTAATGGCCGCGAGCCGAGTGTCCCCCCGTGGGGGCCCTGGGCGGGCTCTTTCCGGGCACCCTGGCGCCTCCATCCACACCAAAAGCCACACCAGCCGCCGCTAAGGCATTGATTTACAAGGCTTTTACACGGATTAGCTATCCGTTGGGCATCATCGCGGCAGCCTACAAGGGCACCGCAAGGCACAACATCTGGGGCCTGGTAGGGCCTGCAGCCACTACATATAGGGATGCACTTTTGCTCCCCTGTAGTTTTCTTTTCGGCCACCTCCCGACACTCGCCAGGATTGCCACGCCAGCGCCCCGCAAGCGCCGCACAAGCCCCGCAAAGACCATCGGCCAGGCCTACCTATTGGCCAGCCTATGCGCGCCTCCTATCACGTCTTATTGGTTCATCCGCAAGACAACTAGCAGTTGACATGCTCAGCCGTTCGCGTAGAATGCGCAGCCATACCGGCATGGATCGCCGGGGTCGAATGAACCGGAACCGGGACAGACGACAAAGGGTTGACAAGGGCACCCGACGGGCTCTAGGATATGCCCAACGCTGCAAACAACGCGGCACGCAAGGCAAGTCGACAACGTCGAACGCCACGCTAGAAGTGAAGGCTAGGGGCCTTCGTAACCCGGACAACGGCACACGGGGCTTCTACCGGATCGCAGGGATGCGACAAGGCAAAGACAACGACGAGTTGACAAGCAAAGCGGAAAGCGTAGAATCTGCAGCCAAGCAACACCGCAACACCCAGTAGCTCGCAAGGCTACGCCGCTCTTTAATAATTCGGATATGACGCATGGCAAGCAGTGGGCTTAACAGAGCGTCTTGGTGACTTCTCCAGGACGCTCGATTAAGTCAACTGGTGGAGTGTGGCCCTGAACCGTAACGACTACGGGACAACTCCGCCCATAAGATCCCGCTTCCGGGACAGTCAACTAACTCGTAGGAGGTGCCGTCATGGCCAAAGCTACTGGTTTCGTAATCTATGAAGGCCCGTCCGTGCTCGATGGCGAGCCCATCGTGGTCATCGCTACCATGCACAGCGGCAACGTGAAGACCGGCGACATGGTCCAGACCTGGATCATGCGGTCGGACGTTGAGCCGCACACTGCAAGCAAGCTCATGCTGGATGGCTCAGTGTGTGGTGGATGCCCGCATCGCCAGTCCCTCGGCGGTGCCTGCTATGTCACCTTGCATCAAGGTCCGCTGTCCGTGTTCCGTGCCTACAAGCGCGGCAACTACAGCCGTGACTGGGATGCTGCTGCCTTCGCTGGCCGGATGGTTCGCCTCGGTGCCTATGGTGACCCTGCAGCTGTGCCTTTCGACGTCTGGCAGTCCGTCCTGAGCCAAGCTAAAGGCTGGACCGGGTACACCCATCAGCTCGCACACCGCCAGTTCGATACTCGGCTGCTACGTTGGGTCATGGTGAGTGCCGACACTCCCAAGCAAGCCAGTGGCAGTCACCGCTTCGGACGCCGCACCTTCCGAGTGAAGACCGAGGGTGCCCCGTTGCTGCCCGGTGAGATTGAGTGCCCGAGCGCCAAAGGTGTGAGCTGTGCCGACTGTGGTCTGTGCAACGGTGCCCACAACGAAGGCCCGAGCATCGCCATCGATGTTCATGGTGCCCGTGCCTCCAGGTACACCGCCAAGTACGCCAAGGTAAACCTGATTCCCGCCCTTAGTCTGTCCTAATAGTCCCGCTTCCGGGATGTTCGCTGATCCGAAGGCATCCGTGTGGTGCCTTCCAGTGAGCGAATAACCAACCGAGGAGAGTGCCGCTATGGCCCAGCAACAAACAACCGACACCCGCCAATCCATGCTCGACACCATGACCGAGGCCGCTGCTGTCTGGCGTGCCCTTCCAGGGCAGTCGGCGTCGTTCTTCGTGGGTGTCGACCCTGACGGACGCCTGCTGTGGCAGATCCGGGGTGGCTTCATGGGTGCCCAGGTCAACCCGCACAGTGGTCGTCCGATGGTTATGGATGGCCCTGGTGCCCAGGCTCTCATCGACAGCGCCTGCCTGTACCTCGCAGCCCATCCGGCCCTGGTGCAGAAGTTCGAGAACGTGGTGCCCATGACCTTGGGCGACTACTGCGAGGCACACGCCATTGAGTGCGAGCGCGTGGCCGACCTGATCCGTGTACAGCTGCAGGCTGTCGGGGAGGGTGCCTGATGAACGCCTTCAAGCGTGAACTACAACGCCAGACCCGGCGCGCCTATCACCAAGCTCACCAGCAACGTGCCGCCAAGCGCTACGAGCGGGGCGACTTCGATGACATGGGCCGCGAGGCAGTGGCTTCCGCCTATCACCGTCGCCATCGCAGTGGCCTCGGCTGGGTCCTGTAGGAGGCCTGATGCAGCTCTCAATCCAGCCCGGTGACCGGGTGTGCTTCAACGCCGACACCATCCGCCGTACCGCTCATGACCCTTGGATCGTGGCCTTCGTGGGCACCGTCGAGGGCCTCTACTGCGGCGGCAGGGTGGCCGAGATTTCCACCAACCAGGGCATCCGTTCGGTGCCCGTGAACAACCTCGCCAAGGTGACGAAAGCTCATGGAATCATCGACCCAAGTTATTGAAAAACTCGCGAATGTGGGGACTGTCCGAAGCCTTTACAAGCTCGCAGATATGCCAACGGAAGGCCCCTTGATTTCGGTATTGGTGGCGGCAAAATGCTGGCACGTCCGAGGCATCCGTACCGGGCTGACAAGAATCCGGCGTGGCCTCTGGCGGATCGACCCACGAATCCCGTCCAACGAGGCAGTTCATGGACAAAGTCACACTATCGCAGCACCTGGAGCGTGAAACACAAAGATTCCTGCAAGGAGGTGGGGAGGTGATTCGCTACGCGAGTCCGCAGAACCCGACCAAGATCAAGCTCGGTGCCTACCGCCCGATCCGCAACCTGAAGGAAGAGGCGTGGAGGGCTGAGCTTGAGCGATTGAAGAACCCAGCAACAACAGCAACAAGGTAGAAAGGGGGAGTGCCTTCTATGGCCAACACAAACGTACTCGTCCAATCAGCTCGCCAACTGGTCAACATGGCTGGTGGCAGCTTCATGACTTTGGAGTTTCGCAAGGCAGACGGACGCATTCGCCGTCTCAACGGACGCCTTGGTGTCTACCGGCACCTCAAGTCCCCATTCAGTGACCCTGACACCGCCGACACCGAGAACAAGGTGACCGTGTGGGAAGCCAACCGCGAAGGGAAGGCGAAGTATCGGTCGGTGCGACTGGATCGCATCGTGTCCCTGAAGCTGCGTGGTGTGGAGTTCAAGTTCCAACCGAGACCGTAGCGCCAACCGCTGTGAACGCTAGGCAATTTCCGGTAACTAGGCGGGCACACAGAGGTGCCCATTGTGCAGAAGCGAGTGGAAACGATGGAAGCAGTGAGTCTAGTGGACCAGTACCTGTGGAATGAGCAGACAGATATTGTCGAGGTGCTGTGTCCAGAGGCGTTCGCGGTACATGAGGGAGAGGTAGCGCTCTGGTACGAAGTGAAGGATGGACTGGAGCGGTTCAAGGAACGAGACGTAGCAATCATCGAGTGGGGCTATTTTGCTTGGCTCGGATTGCCCCACAACCGGGACATTGAGGATTACCTGTCTGAAGTGCTCGGCTGATATTGTCCCGGATCAGGGACTGTGATTCCATCGGCGTACACGGCGTCAATTAACGCGAAAATATTTCGGCCTGTGTACGCCAACGAGAGAGGAAAGGAATGATGAGTATCGCCGCCATGACCACACTCAAGCGAGTGCTTGACGCTGTCCGTGCCGAGGCACCTGAGCTGCCCACGCAACAGCTACACGCGCTGTTGGTCATTGGGCTAGATGAGGGACTGTCGGTGCAGGATGTGCAGAAGCGCACCGGCATGACCAACTCCAGCGGCTCCCGCAACGTCCGTGCATTGATGGAATACGCGGGAGAAGGGCGGAAGGGTCTCCATTGGGTCGACTGGAAGCCGAACCCGCAGAACCTGCGCGAGAAGCTGCTGTACCTGAGCCCGAAGGGTAAGGAAGTGATGGACAAGATGATGAAGGTGATGGAGGGATGAGATGGCCACCCGCAAGCGCGGTAACAAGTGGCGGACGGAGTTCATAGTCGAGGGCCAGCGGTACGTCCGCTACTTCGACGACGAAGGTGAAGGCAAGGCCTGGGAAGCATACGTCCGCCTCCAGGTCGCAAGAGGACAGCCGCTACACGACGATGTGCTTGGCGGTGACAAACCGATGACCCTTGGCGAGGCCTTCAAGCTCGCCTGTGCAGCATGGGAGGGAACGAAGAACCGCAAGATGGCCGTGAGCAACGCTGAGGACGTGATGGCCTTCCTCGGCAAGGACTTCCCGGTGGCCAAGGTCGGCAAGGTTGAGTTCGATTCTTTGGTCAAACACTTCCGCAACCGGGACCTTTCCGATTCCACGGTCAATCGAAAGATGGCCTCACTGAGCAAGATGATGTCCCTCGCCGCTGAACACGGTGAGCCCATCAACTTCAAGATCAAGATCCTCAAGGAACCCGAAGGACGCCTACGCTACCTCACACCGGAGGAGGAGGTGGCTGTACTGCAGGACCTTCAAGAGAACGAGGGTGGTGTTTACGCTGACTTCGTGAGGGTAGGCATCGACACTGGTGGTCGCCTGTCTGAACTGCTGGCGATGGAGCCTCGGTGGCTCAGGAAGGACCCACAAGGTCGTCTGCTGTTGACCTTCCCAGCGCGTGTCACGAAGAGCGCCAAGAGCCGTACCATCCCTGTGCCTGCCCGCTCGGTCGACATCCTGCTCAATCGAATGGACGGCAAACAGGTGTGGCCTGAGCATTGGAACCAGCACACCATCACCCACGCATGGGCACGCTCCCGGTCCCGGCTACAGATCAGTGACCCCGAGTTCGTCTTCCATGCCTGTAGGCACACCTGTGCCACCCGCCTGCTCCAGAAGACAGGCAACCTCGTCCTGGTGAGGGACTGGTTGGGTCACTCCGATATCCGTGTCACGACCAGGTACACCAAGGTAGTAGGCGACACCCTGCTGGCCGGAGCTGCGGCTCTCGACAGCTTTCACACCCCATCCACACCAACTTTTTCAGGTGTGGAATCTGGTGTGGATTTTGAGCCCGTTTGA